ATGACCCCCATTCCCGACTTCACCATCGCCAAGCTCAAGATCATTGACGGCGGGCCAAACGAACGTGGTGCCCGTCTGCTGGCATCATTCGAGCTGCAGATCATCGGCCTGATCATCGAGGGCTGTGTGCTGATCGAGAACAGCGTGGGCGTGGTGCGCGCAGGTGGACCGATCGGCAAGACATCACAGGGCCACAAGGCATCAGTGGCTATCCTCGATCCTGTGCTGAAGCGGGCGCTGACACGGCGCATCGCTGCGGCCTACAGCGGGCTGACAGGTCGTGAGGTGGCAGATGAATAGAGCCCTACAAGAAGGGCATAGCGGCCCTCTGGATCATGCTTTTCACGGTCTCATAGCTCTCGACCACTACAAGCTGCTTTGCATGCAGGTTGCCAGCAGTAGCAACGAGATCGATTGCAGTCGTGCTTGTGCCAATCACCGGCTGCAGGTTGACGATCTGCGCGACGTTGACCGTCACTGGATGGTCAGCATCAGAGTTAGTGAGTTCGATGAACATGCTGAACCTTCATGCAATAAGCCGAGCGACGTTAATAGCACATTTACACAAACTGCAAATCGGAACGTCAAGGGGGTGGTCGTCAACTTTGCCCCTATAGCGGGGACCGGCGCGGGGAGGCGCATGCAAGATATGATCGAATTGGAGATTTTCGGATGACCCAGAAAGACCCGCTGGATGACGCCCCGCCGATTGATCGCTGGCGTCTGGATGACCTGCTGGAACCTGACCGCAATCTGTGGGGCCTCAACGAAATTGCACAGGTCGCCAGCGTCAGCATCGACACCGTGCGGCGCTGGCACGAGAAAACCGATGCGCCGATCAGCAAGCCGGGCGGACGCTATTTTTCAACCAGGAATGCGCTCAAGGCGTGGATGAAATCCAGATAAACCAACGTTTTGCTAGGTTCTGCTATCTGACGGACTGAGGCTGCCCCCTGTATCGTGGCGCCATGAACCTTTGGCCCTCTTTTTTCACCCGCAAATCGCTCGCCTCGCCCGATCCGGCGCTTGAGGCGATCCTTGGCATCACCCCGACCGCCAGCGGCATCTCGATCAGCGTCCTAGAGGCGCTGAAGGTGCCCGTGGTCGCCAATGCCATCCAGCTTATTTCCGAAGCCGTGGCCTCTCTCGACGTGCATGTGAAATATCGGGACGGCAATGCCGAGATCGAGGTGACCGATCACCCGGTCCTGTCCCTGCTGCGTGGCGATGCCAACGAATGGACCAGCGGGTTCGAACTGATCCGCCAGATCATGGTCGATGCGCTCGTGTCCGATGCCGGGGGCATGGCGTGGGTCAACCGGGTCGAGGGCAAGCCGGTCGAGATCATCAGCTATCGCCAGGGCGTGCTGACCTTCGACGCGGACAACGACACACTGGAGCGCAAGTATCGTCTTGGCAACGATCCGATCCCGGCCCGCGACGTGATCCACCTGATGCCGCCTTTGACCCGTTCGCCGCTGAACCTCGCTCGCGATGCCATCGCCATTGCCGTCGCCATGGATCGTCATGCGGCCCGGCTGTTCACCCGTGGCGGGCGCCCCTCGGGCGTGCTGACCTTCCAGAAAGGCATGGCCGAGGATGCGGTGAAAAGGGCCCGCGCCGCGTGGCGCCAGACCCATGAGGGCGACGACAGCGGCGGCCAGACCGCGATCCTTTACGACAGCGCGACCTTCACCCCCTTGGCGATGACCAGCACCGACAGCCAGTTCCTCGAAAATCGCCGGTTCCAGATCGAGGAAATCGCGCGGGCCTTCAACATTCCAAGCCCGATGGTGGGCGATCTGAGCCGAGCCACCTGGTCGAACAGCGAACAGAAGGGCCGCGAGTTCTTGAGCTACTGCTTGGAACCGTGGCTGAAAGCGTTGGAGGGCGCCCTGAACCGTGCCCTGTTCAACGATCAGGAGCGGGGCCGGTATGTGATCCGCTTCGACCGTGACGACCTGACCCGCGCCGATCTGGCGACCCGTGCCACGGTCATCAATTCGCTGATCGCCTCCCAGACATTGAACCCGAACGAGGGCCGCAGCTGGCTGGGCCTGCCCCCGCGCGCCGGCGGCGACGAGTTCTTGAACCCCAACATCAGCGCCGCCCCGGCTGCGCCCAATCCCGAGGACACCCCGAATGGCTCATGACCATCTGACCGCGAATATCGGCGCTGAACACGTCATCGATCTGATGCCCCAGATCCTTAACGAGGCCGCCAAATCGATCGGCAAGCCAGCCGCCTTCGTGGTGCGCATGTCGCCTTTCTCGCCCAACTGGCCCGCGTCGAACGTCCGGGACCAGCTGGAACGGACCTTTCCCGGCATCCCCGTGATCTTTGTGGATCATGGCACCAGCATTGAGGCGATCCATGCAGCTGAATGATATTCTGGCCGATGCGCAGGATCAGGACCGTGGCCGCGACTTCGAGCTGGCCGATCCCCTGACCGGCAAGCCCTGCGGCATCACTCTGCGCATCGCAGGCCCGGACAGCGCGACCCAGCACCGCGCCCGGCTGGCGCTGACCGACGAGCTGGCCGAAGCCATGGACGAAAGCGGGCGGGTGCCGGCTGCTGCGCGTGAAAGCGCCCGCCTCAACAGCCTCGCCCGCTGCATTCTGGGCTGGCACATCCTCGAAGCTGACGAACCCGTCCCCTTCACCCATGCCAACGCCCTGCGGCTACTGAGAAGCGCGCTGTGGGTGCAACAGCAGGTGGATGCCTTCGCATCCGACCGCGCAGCATTCCGTGGAACTTTGACATGAGCAAGATCGAGGTCAAAGCCAATTTCACCGTGGACGATGCGGGGGTGATCGAGGGCATCGCATGGCCCTTCGGCAGCCCCGACCGCGTGGGCGACATGATCGAGATGGGGGCATTCGCCAAGTCCCTGCCGCCGATCCCGATGCTGGCGTTTCACGAACAGCGCGAGACCGTGGGCGTTTGGGATGAAATCACCGAACACCCGGACGGCCTGCATGTGAAGGGGCGTCTTCTGATCGAGGACGTGCCCCGTGCCCGCGAGGTCCGGGCGATGATCCGGGAACGCGCCCTGTCGGGCCTGTCCATCGGCTTTAAAACAACCAAGGCGGCGCCCCGGCGCGGCGGCGGCCGCACAATCTCTGCCCTCGATCTTCTGGAAATCAGCGTGGTGGCCGTGGGTGCACACCCCGGCGCGCGCATCACATCTGCAAAGGACTATGACATGACCGACGAGACCCAAGCCCCGGACATTGCGGCTCTGGAAGCCAAGATGACCGCCATCGAACAGAAGGCTGACACCACGGCATTGACGGCCCGCCTGGACAAGCTGGAGGCCAAGGCCAACCGGCATCAGGGTGGCGGCGACAGCAAGGCCGAACCGACCGCCGAGCGCAAAGCTTTCGCGTCCTACCTGCATCGCGGCGACAAGTTGGCCGAGGAGGACCGCAAGGCGCTGAACGTCACCAGCGACACGCAGGGCGGCTTTCTGGCCCCCCCGGAAATGTCCACCGAGATCATCCGCGACCTGATCGAATACAGCCCGATCCGCAGCTATGCCAGCGTGCGCAACACCAACGCCGACAGCGTGATCTTCCCGACCCGTGGCGACATCACCAACGCCCAATGGGTGGGCGAGATGGAGCCGCACGACGAATCCACCATCACCTTCGGTCAGCGCGAGGTGCAGGTGCATGAGCTGGCAACGTTCGTGGACATGTCGAACCGCCTGCTGCAGGACGCGCCGATCGCGGAAACCGAGGTGCGCATGGCTCTGGCCGAGGACTTCGGCAAGAAAGAGGCCGAGGCGTTCCTATGGGGCACCGGCGTCAAGATGCCCGAGGGTGTGATGGTCAACACCGCCATCCCCGAGGTTGCCAACGGCCACGCCGCGAACCTGTCCACCGATGCCCTGATACGGCTGATGTACTCGCTGCCACAGGCTTACCGCTCGCGCGGGGCATGGGCGATGAACGGCACCACGCTTGGCATCCTGCGCACCCTCAAGGACACGCAGGGCCAATACATCTGGCAGACCTCGCTGCAGGCAGGCCAGCCCGAGACCATTCTGGGCCGCCCTGTCATCGAGATGGTGGATCTGGAAGACATCGCTGCCAACCAGAACCCGATCATCTACGGCGATTTCTCGGCCTATCGGATCGTGGACCGGCTGAGCATGTCGATCCTGGTCGATCCCTACAGCCGCGCCCGCGAACGCATCACCCGCATTCACGCCACCCGGCGCGTCGGCGGTGCGGTGCTGCAGCCCGCGCGCTTCCGCAAACTGAAAATGTCCGTCAGCTGAGGAGCATGACCCATGCATGATATCTATTCCAACATTGCCGCCGTTCCTGCCCTCGCCCCTGCGGTTCAGGCGGCCGCCGCCCAAGGCGCTGCCATCGATCTGAACGGCAAAGGCGGCGTGGCCTTTCTGGTCAATACCGGCGCCATCGCAGGCGCGGGCGACTATGGCCTGACCCTGCAGGAAAGCGACACCGGCACCTCGGGCTGGACGGCAGTCGCCGCCGGTCAGATCGACAGCAACGCCCCGGCCACGCTGGCCGCCGACAGCGCCTATCGCCTGGGCTATCGCGGCTGGAAGCGGTTCGTGCGCCTGTCGCTGACCAAGGCCGGCGGCACCAGCATCATCTCGGGTGCCACGGCTGTCTTCGTGCCCCTGACCCGGCCCGCCCCCTGATGCCTGTCAGCGCGCCCCGGATCTGTTCATGCGGCAAGACGGTGCCCTCGGGTGCCCAATGCCCGTGCCAGATCCAGCGCGCGTCAGAGCGCAAGGCCCGGTTCGACCGCACGCGGCCCAACAGCAGCCAGCGCGGATATAATCGGGAATGGGACAAGGCCCGCGCCCGGTTCCTGCGCCAGCACCCCTACTGCGCGGCCTGCGGCGCCCTGGCATCGCTGGTCGATCACAAGACACCCCATCGCGGCGATCAGGCCATCTTCTGGGACAAGTCCCGGTGGCAGTCGCTCTGCACCCCCTGCCATTCAGGCGCCAAGCAAAGGCTGGAGCGCCGCCAGCATAGGACACCCTCGCCATGACCATCTTCGCAACCGCAGGTACCCGCCTGTATATCGGCGGCCCGCTCGCGGCCAAATCCACCGACTTCGTGGAGGCCGACTTCACCAGCCAGACCTGGGTCGAGATCGATGAAACCGAGGGCCTCGGCTCTGCCGGTGACACCTCTGCGGAAGTCACCTTCGACGGCATCAACTCGGCCCGGACCCGGCGCCTCAAAGGCACCCGCAGCGCGGGCACGCTGGAGATCGTTTGCGGCCTCGACATGACCGATCCCGGCCAGATCGCCCTGATTGCCGCCGAACGGGTCAAGGGCGACTATGCTTTCCGCATGGTGCTGGCCGATGCCCTGCCGGGCGGCACGCCCTCGGAACGCATGTTCGTGGCACAGGTCGGCAGCGCGGCAGAGCAATACGACACCGCCAATACGGTCATGAAGCTGAACGCCACGCTCTGGATCAACAGCAACATCGTCAAGATCGCCGCAGAAGTCTGATGCTGTTCCCCGTCGCTGGCAGCCGCCTGTTCATTGCGGACGAACCCGTCGAGTCGCCACGCGGCCCGATGATGGTTCCTGCCGATGCATGGGTGGAGATTGGCGAGACGGAAGCCCTCGGCACCCTTGGCGGACGGTATGAGCTGCAAGAGGCCCATTACATGGATGGCTCTGCGGATGGCGGTTACGCCGCCGTGAAGGGCGTTCATAGCCCCAACACCATGCAGATCGTTCTTGGCCTCGATTACACCGACCCCGGCCAGATCCTGCTGTCCAAAGCCTATCGGTCCCGGGATGCCTTCCCCTTCCGGCTGCTGCTCCCGGACGGCGTGACCGATCGGCAATGGTACGCGCTGGTGCTGAGCATCGGGGAGGTCTTCGACGCCGCCAACAACGTGATGCGGATGCAGGCCGACCTGCACCCTGCGCAAAGCTTCCAGAGGTGACCCATGCCAGTTGAACCCATCGTGACGCTGGACGAGATGAAGGAACACCTCGCCCTGACCGGCGATCAGCAGGATGATGACATGCTGATCCAGCTGAAGATCGACGCGGCGCAGAGCCTGATCGAGCGGATGCTGGGCTTTGGCCTGATCGAACGCTTCGTACTGAGCCATGACGTTCCCCCGGACCTCCGCGAGGCGGTCATGCAGCTGGCTGCGTGGTGGTACGAGAACCGGGAAGCGGTCATAGAGCGCGGCGCCCCGCTGCCGTTCGGCGTGGCCGAGATCGTCGAAGCCAACCGCGATTGGAGCTTCTGATGGCGGATGATGGCGGCCTGTCCAGTTTCCAGCGCCGGATGGCGGCAATCCCCGTGGCCGCGCGCAAGGCGGTGCAGCCTGCCCTTGCCCAAGGCGCCTATGAGATTGCGGACATCATCGAAAGCCTCGCCCCCGAGGACGAGGGAGACCTGAAAAACTCCGTCGCCGTCACGCTCGCCGGCAGCACGACGCCGCCCTATTCGCAGCCCGGCGGTGCGACGACCGTGCCCGAGAACATGGCCGCGATTACCGTGGGCAACAGCGATGTCCGCTATCCGCACCTGCAGGAATACGGCACCACGAAACAGGCTGCGCAGCCGTTCTTTTGGCCCGGCTTCCGGCTTGGCCGCAAGCGCGCCTTGAACCGCATCAAGAGCGCCGTGGGCAAAGCCATCCGGGAGGCCAGGTGATGGAAACCGAGGTTCAGAAGGCCCTGCGCGCCCGGCTGGTCAGTTATCAGACAGTTAGCCAATTGGTCCCTGTCGCCAACATTCTCGACACCAACCAGCGCCCCGCGCCGATGCCTTCGATCATCTTGGGCGAAAGCCAATCCGTGGATGAGGGCACCAGCCAGCGCCGGTCGCACACCCGCATCTATCACACCCTGCATATCTGGGCGCGTGAGCCGTCACTGGCCCGCGCCAAGGCCATCGGCAGCGCCATCCGTAGTGCCATGCAAGCCGGGCGCCTGACGCTGCCTGCGGGGCTTCACTGCGCCGATCTGCTGGTCGCCAGCCAGCGATACCTGCGCGACCCGGACGGCGAGCATTCCCATGGCGTGGTGACGCTGGAGATCCTGATTGCGGAGGACCGGCCATGAAATCCGGCAGGCTGACCGACACCATCCAGATCGAGCACCCGACCGACATTGTGGATGATTACGGCACCCCGACCACGGCATGGCGTCCCTTCGCCAGTGTTCGGGCCGAGCGGATCGACCAGACCACCGAGGAGTTCATGCGCAACTTCGGCGCCAGCGACGAGGAGGCCGTGGTATTCCGCATCCGGCACCTCGACGGCATCAGCAACGCCGATCGCGTCCTGTGGCACGGCCAGCCCTACAATATCCGGCAGGTGACCCCGATCGGGCGCCGCAAGGGTCTCGACCTGCGCTGTTCGAGGCTGGAGGGATGAAGGGAACCAAGCCACAGCTGCGCGAAGCAGATGCCCCTCTGGAGGCCACAGAAGCCCCTGGCTGGCTGTCAGACGCGGCTCGCGAGGAATGGGCGCGCGTGATGCCCGTGCTGGTCGAACGCCGCATCTTAACCGATGCCGACCTCGGGGGCCTCGAAAGCTACTGCATCTGCATCGGGCGGGTGCGCCAGATGGAAGCGCTGATCCAAGCAGAGAGTGACGCGACCGCGATGCTGCCGATGATCCGCGCGCAGGATAAGGCCATGGTCACCGCCCGCCAGCTTGGCGCAGAGATGGGCCTGACGCCCGTGAGCCGGTCTCGCCCTGCCATCCGCGATGAAGACGATCAGGACCGCACCCCGTCACCGCTGGACGTGGGATAATGAGCAAGGCCCCCTCGACCTTCCCCGAATGGATCTATGACGGGTCCGAGATCCCCGATCCGTTCCAGTATGGCGAACGGGCGGTGACCTTCCTGCGCACCCTACGCCATCCCAAGTCCATCCTGCCGAACCGGTCGTTCCAGCTGGACCCATGGCAGGAGCGCATCGTGCGCCGCATCTATGGCCCCCGCCACCCGGACGGCACCCGCATCACCAACACCGTCGCCCTGATGCTGCCACGGGGCAACCGCAAGACCTCGCTGGCCGCCGCCTTGGCGCTGCTGCACACCATCGGCCCCGAACGCAAGCCGGGCGGGGAGGCCATCTTTGCGGCTGCCGATCGCAAGCAGGCGGGCATCGGTTTCCGCGAGGCGGTGGGCATCATCCGCGAGGACAAGCGCATCGTGTCGGCGGTCGGCATTTACGACGCGCACAATGCGCCCAAGAAGCTGATCTTTCGCCGGGACGCATCCTATCTGGAAGTCATCTCTGGCGATGGCGGGCCGCAGCATGGCCGCACCCCGGCCTTCGTGCTGGCCGATGAAATCCATATCTGGAAGGGCCGCGATCTATGGGAGGCTCTGACGACCGGCCTTGAAAAGATCGATGACAGCCTGCTGGTCGTCGCCTCGACTGCCGGGCGCGGTCAGGACACGCTGGCCTTCGATTTCTTCGAGGATGCCCGCAACGTGGCGCGCGGCACGGTCGATGACGCCTCGATCCTGCCCATCCTGTTCGAAGCAGACCGCCGCGACGACTGGCAGGACGAGGAGCTGTGGCACCGCGTGAACCCCGGCCTGCAGCACGGCTATCCCAGCCTCGCGGGATTTCGACGCCATGCCAGCCGATCCAAGCGCAGCGTGGGTGACCGGCAGTCCTTCAAGCAGCTCAAGCTGAACCTCTGGCTGGACGCGTCGACCGAGCCGCTGGTGGACATGGAGATCTATGACCAGGGCGCGAAAGAATACGACCTTGATACGCTCAAGAACGAACCCTGCTGGCTGGCGGTCGATCTGTCCTCAACGGTCGATCTGTCGGCGATCGTGGGTTGCTGGCGGGTTGCCGAGGGTTACGCCCTCAAGGCGTGGTTCTTCTGCCCGCAGGACACCATCGACAGCAAAGACGACAGCGGGATGGGGGATGCCGAGGATGGCGTGTCCAAGCGCGCTGAGCAGTCCGGGGCGCCCTATCAGCAATGGATGGAGGATGGCCTGATCACGGCCACGGTCGGCAACGTGATCGATTACGCCGAGATCGAAAGCAAGATCGTCGAGCTGTGCGAGGATCTGAACGTGCAGGAAATCGCCTTCGACCCATTCATGGCCCGGCAGGTGCAACCCAAGATCCTTGAGGCCGGGTTGCCCGCCGTGGACTTCCGGCAGGTGCCGTCCCTGATGATGCCCGCCGCGATGGAACTGGAGCGCGCCTTGCTGGGGGGCGAGCTGTTCCACGGCGGCAACCCGGTCCTGCGGCATTGCTTCGCCAATGTGGTCGTGAAGCGCAACGATCACGGCCATGTCGTGAAGTTCACCAAACCCAAGAAATGGCTGTCGATCGACGGCGCGGTGGCGGCGGCAATGGCCGTGTCCCGCGCGGCGGCGAACGAGGGCGGCTTCACCACCAATCAACCATGGTTCGCGGACGACATGTGGATCGCATGAGGAGACGACAATGAGCACAGGAGCCGACGAACGCCTGGTGGTGATGCTGGAGGCCCGGGTGACCGAGTTCGAGCGCCGGATGCGGCAGGCCGAACAGCAGGGCACCAAGTCCTATCAGGGCTTGCAACGCAATTCCCGGTCCGCGACCCGGCAGATGGAAGCGGACATGAACCGCTCGACCAGTTCGATCAACCGGTCACTGGCCTCGACCAGCGGCGCGATCGGATCGTTCAGCCGGGCATTGGGCATCGGCATTTCCGCTGCCGCCGCCGCGCAAGCCGTCCGACGCTATGCCCAGATCGCTGACGCCGCCACCAAGATGCAGAACGCCCTGCGGGTGATCGGACTTGAGGGCGATGATCTGTCCCGCGTCTATGAACAGTTGTTCAGTTCAGCGCAGAGGAATTCGGCGCCGGTCAGTGCGCTGGTCGATCTGTATTCCAAGCTGTCCCTGACCCAGAAAGAACTGGGCGTTTCCAGCGACGATCTGATCGAGTTTACCGATGGCATTGCCGTCGCCCTCAAGGTGGCAGGGACCGACGCGACCACGGCGGGCGGCGCGCTGATGCAGCTGAGCCAGGCGCTTGGTGGCGGCGTGGTCCGGGCTGAGGAATTCAACTCGATCCTTGAAGGCACCCCGACAATTGCGCTGGCCGTGGCCCGTGGTCTGAAAGAGGCCGGTGGGTCGGTGGCCGAGCTGCGCAAGCTGGTCATCGAGGGCGAGGTGTCCAGCACCGCGTTCTTCCGCGCCTTCCAGGTCGGATCGGTGGAACTGCGCGAACAGGCCGAGACCACGCAATCGACCATCGGGCAGGCCATGACGCGGGTCGGCAACAGCCTCGTGACCGTGATCGGTGATTTTGACAAGACCTCGGGCGCATCGTCCAACCTTGCCGAGATGATTGGCGACCTGTCCGATGGGCTGGACCGCTTCGATGCTGCAGCCTTCGTGTCAAAGATCCAGCGCATCGCGGAAGCGTTTGGCAATGCCGAGGCGGCAGCGGCTGGGTGGATCAGGCAGATGGCCGATGCCGAGGTCTTCGCGGATCTGATCGAGATGATGGGCCTGGCCGAGGATGGGCAATTGCTCAATCCCGATGTTCGGGAAGCCGAAGGCAAGATCAACGGGCTGGAGAAGGAAGTTGAGACCCTTCAGGCGCAGATCGAGAACAACACCAACCTGGGCTTTGACAACACCGAGGCCCTTGCCCGGCTACGCGAGGTCCGGGCCGAACTGAGCGCGCTGCAGGCTGCCGCCGCCAACATGCCCCGCTACGTCGATGGTCTGCGCCCCGATGGATCGGTGGTCTACAACAACGTGGATACTGGCGCCCCGATTACGGAATACACCGCGCCCCCGATCCCCGTCAGCACCGAGCCGGTCAGCATCGCGGATCATCCGCCCGGCGGCACCGGCGGCACGGGCGGCGGCGGTGGGCGAGCCAAGCGTGGCGGTGGGGGCCGCAGCGCCAAGCCGAAGAAGGATGACTATGCCGAGGAGGTCGAGGCCACCCGCGAGCGGACGGCGGCACTGGAAGCCGAGGCGCAAATCCTGACCGCCGTGGCCGCATCCGGCATCGAATATGGCGATGCGCTGGAGTTTGCACAGAAGAAGGCCGAGCTGCTGACCGCCGCCCAGGAGGCGGGCAAGAAGGTCACCCCGGAGCTGGAAGCCGAGATCGACCAGCTGGCCGAAAGCTACATGACCGCCGGGCTGGCCGCCGAGGACGCGGCAGAGAGGATGCAGCAGGTCCAGGAGCAAGCCGAACGGGGCCAAGCTGCGCTGGAAGACATGTTTGGCTCGATCATCGACGGGTCCATGTCTGCCAAGGATGCGGTGATGCAGCTGATCGCCGAGATCGCCAAGACGCAGATGATGAACGGTCTGATGAGCCTGCCCGGCATGGGGTCTGCGAGTGGGTTCCTTGGTGGGTTGCTGACGCCCCGGTTTGCCATGGGCGGATCGCATGGCGGCGGGCTGCGGATCGTGGGTGAGAACGGCCCCGAGCTGGAAGCCACCGGCGCCGCGCGGATCTGGAACGCCACTCAGACCCGGAACATGCTGGGGGGGTCAGGTGGTGGCAGCTCACAGCCCACGCCTGTGCATGTGACGGTCGGCGTCGATCAGAAAACCGGCAACCTGACCGCGTTCGTGGATCAGCGGGCATCTGCGATATCGTCCCGGCACCAGCGCGACACCCTGCGGACGGCTGAGGACAATGCGTACCGCTGGAGCGGCAATACTCAGAAGCGGCATTTCTGATGAACAGTCAGATCCGACTTCAGAAGACCCTCTGCGCCACGCTGGAGGCGGCACTGACGGGCAAGAAGCCCCGGATGCCGGATGCTGGTGGTGAGATCTTTAACGCCTTCATGGCCCTGTCCCGCGCCCGCTCATGGCATCAGCACGGCCCGAACCCGATCACGTGGGAGGCGCTGGCGGCATGGTCGCAGCTGATGCGCCGCCCGCTGCCCCCGCATCACGCCGCGATCGTCATGGCGCTGGACGAGGTTTGGATGAAGGACGCCGCGCGCAGGGTGGCCGCGCAGACCTCGGGCACGCCCGCTGCGCCGATGGTGTCCAGCACGCCTCTATCGGCGGGGCTGTTCGACGCGATGATGGGCGGGTGAGGGTGATCAGAGCTTAATGCAAACGCGCAGTCTGATTGGTCTTGGGTGATCCATATCCGATCAGCAACATGACGCCCTCGAAGTGATCAGCGCCGCAGGAAGGGCAACGCCAAGCCGCGTCAAGTTCGGCGCCGCATATCAGGCAGGGATCATCGTCCACGTCGAAATCCAAGGGGAACGGTGCCGGGATCGTGGCAGCTTCGTTCATCTTGGCCCTCTCCTTAGAGTTGCAGATGGCAGGCTCTAGGTCATTTTTGGAGGGCAGTCTATCATGTTAAGTAACACATTGGGGTGATGAGGATTGCTAGGCTTATCGATGTAATGATGCAGAGCGGCTACGGTTTAAAATTTTGAGCACTGACCTATGGTAACCGACGGGGTGTTAAAATTATTATCTTGACCGTCAATATAACCCTGCCGATATGTCGCCATGAAGCGCATGGTTGAGATATTAACGGAATATTCCACAAGTGCAGAATTACATCGAAAATCACCTTGTCGAGAAATTTTCTCCAGTTGCTCACCATTCCAACTACAACTACCAGGGCTCGTCTGATCAAAATTCGAAGCGGTAACATGATACTGCATAACTGATTCTTCTGCCCCGGTGAAGAACGCGGGCCTAGTTACGGAGCCCAGAGCTTCAACTGTAAAGATATAGCGATCCTCATCCGTTTTAAATGTGGCGCCCTCCCAACTGTTAGAGCGTGAGTCGAAACGAACGCCACCGCTAGCCGATCCTAAACACAAATAGTTGCCAGCAAAGTCGCCTGATGAGTCATAGAGAATTGATGCTGGCGTTGATTTCTCATCCGCAGCTGCCACAGATGACATAAGGCAAAAACCTGACGAAAATAAAAAACTTCTTGCTGTGAACAATTAAGCTTCACCCTTTGAAAAAAATTATTGTTCCAACCTGCGACACTTCTCAAGATAATTACGGACCATCTCTGGCCTCGACGGCTTGGGGTCCAGCTTCGATCGTTCGGCATCAAGCCACGCGAGGACATCAGGCTGCAAGCGCACCATAACTGGCGTGCCCTGCCCAGTCGGCGCTGGGCCCCGCCTTCCTTTCCGTGGTATCAAAGTTTTTTCTTGCTGGGTCATGCAAACAGTGATACCACAGTAATCGGGCCAAGCAAGTGTTCTCAGCACCTGCCCGGCCCTAACCGAAACCCGATCCTATAGGAGATCGAGCAATGGCTGATAATTGCCATAACAGCACCGGCTTGCCGGTCAAGACCATCAGCGATCTGCATCACGATGCCACGATGCTTCACGCCTTCGCCCAAGGCGTGTACGAACTGCACGACCTGATCAAGACCGACCTCAGCCCCGCCTCCAACGCCATGCCCGCGCTGCTGGACAGCCTGATTGAGCGGGCCGATCGGCTGGCGAATGATCTGGACGCCTTCGAGACGGCGGGGCGCAGGTCATGAGCCACGATTACGCAATCGATAACCTAATCAAGACCGATGCCCCGGCTGACTGGGCCGGGCAGCTGTCCTTTGCCGTCCGTGCGCTGATGCTAACGGCCCGGCTCTCTCTTGAGAACGATGGCAGCGGGATCTGTAACGACAGCGAGCGGGACCACGCGGCGGCTGACACCTTGGAAGTCGCCATGGCTCTGATGGACATCGTGATCGATGGGGCAGACCAGATGCAGCGCAGCGGCGGCCATGGCTCGTTCAAGAAGGTGGCCGAGGCATGAGAACCCCAGATCAGGAAATCGACGTGCAGGACCAGTTGGACACGCGCATGGGCGAGGTCGCATATCTCGCAGCGGCTCTGGCTGTCGTTGTGGGTCAGCTGGAGCAGGTCGAGGCGCGCGGCGAAATGCACCAGCTGCGGAACGCAGTGGTCGGCATCAGCCGGGCGCTGGACCGAGAAATAGCCCGGCACCCGTGA